TTCCGTATCCAGGTACACATAGTTACCGTACACCTTGGGTGTATCGGTGGGAATATACCCATCGCGACACTTGATGCGGATCTCGACATCATGGTACTGAAGCGCCACGAGAGGGAGCACCTTGGTCCAGTCTTCACCGAAGAAGAACGGAATCATGTAATGATTGCCTGTGTTGTTTTCCTTCTTAGTGTTGGTTGTGACAGCCATCGACGCCTTCGCAGTGGTGTCCCGCATGAGTGGGTTGTGTACACCCTGAATGAAGAGGGAATCCAATTGGGATACCTTCTGACCACCGATCCACAACGAAAATTCAGTGGGACTGGCGGCGGCGTTCGAGAATAGACCCGTAGCATTCTCTTGAACACCGGCGATACCATTAGACTCAATCCAGATGTAACTCATGAGATCACCCTTCGAGCGAATGGGAATGGCAACTTCATTGTTCGCACCAAAAGTGCCGATGTAGTCCATGCGCTCGGGCTTCATGGCAAAGTTGGTATAGCGCTTGTAGTTCTGGCGGAAGAAACTGACCTGGGGGTTACCAGTGATGTAGACATCCTGGGCACCCACCGACACGAGCTCAATTAAAGCGGCAGACATTTATTAATAAATGATATTAAAATTTTGGCTCATTGTAAACATATGGTGGTGTTCCAAGCTTTGACTTGGGAGGCGCGAGATGTCGATGACGAACATATGATTAGTATTTTAGGAAAAACGGAAGATGGTAAATCCGTGTGTGTGACGACTGTTTTCGAACCCTATTTTTTTGTAAAGTTACCCAAGGGTTCGACTGATAGGGATGTTCGTCTACTCTACGATGACCTGAACAAACTTCGCCCGGACCATGTGACTGGGTATAGTGTGACTCAGAAGAAGGATGTATGGGGTTTTCAAAATAATGAACAATTTGCATACATGCGCCTCAACTTCAAGACCCTCGCGGATCGTAGAAAGGTCAATTCGGTGTTTGCGTACAATCGCGATTTTCGAAGGTATCATGTCTATGAAGCAAACCTCGATCCCGTCCTGAGGCTCATGCATCGTACCGGGATCCAGTCGACTGGATGGCTCGACTCTGGTGGTGAGTGTGTTCGTTCACATCTCGCAAAAGTAGATATCGATCTCTGGTGTAACGACTGGTCAACTCTGAAACCAGTAAACCGTGACGATATTGCCCCATTTGTGGTGGCTTCGATTGATATTGAGTGTAACAGCTCGACGGGAAAATTTCCAAGTGCTGATGTTTTAGATGATGCGTGTTTCCAGATTGCCGTTTCACTTTGTAAGTTCGGAAGTGATGAACCATATGAGAAGACGTGTCTGTGTTACAAAAAAACAGAGGGACCTGACGTCACAAGTTTCGACACCGAGCGTGAAATGCTCGAAGCGTTCCAAAAATATCTTCACGAGAAGGATGTGGATATCATTACAGGGTGGAACATTTTCGGGTTCGATCTTGAGTATATTTACAAACGAGCTCTCTTGAAAAACTGTAATGAGGAGTTTTTCAATCTGGGTAAGTTACGTGAACCACCCAGTGAACTCTTACTGAAAAAGTTGAGTTCGAGCGCTCTCGGTGATAACTTTCTCAAACTTCTTCCCATGTCTGGACGTTTCATCTTCGATATGTTTCATGAAGTAAAGAAAGGATACAAACTGGATTCTTATAAACTAAATGAAGTTTCAAAGCTGTACCTAGGAGACCAGAAAATTGATATGTCACCGAAGGAGATGTTTGCTCGATACAAGGAAGGTGACCCAAAAAAGTTGGGTGAAGTTGCCGAGTATTGTATCAAGGATACTCTACTTCCGCATAAACTCCTGAAAAAATTGTGTACACTTCTCAACCTTTTGGAGATGGCGAAAGCGACATGGGTTCCTCTCTGTTTCCTCGTCGAAAGAGGGCAGCAAATTAAGGTTTTCAGTCAGCTGACGAAAAAGGCTCGTGAACTGGGGTACATGGTACCCACAATCAAGTATGGATCTCTCCCCGAAGAGCCGTATGAAGGTGCGACTGTCCTGGAAGCCCAAAAAGGAGCGTACTACACTCCAATCACGGCACTTGATTTTGAAGCCCTGTACCCATCAATCATGATGGCGCATAACCTTTGTTATTCAACATTGGTGATGGATGAATATCGTTATGGGAATATTGATGGTGTAACATACGAGACATTTAAAATTGGTGACAAGGTGTACAAGTTCGCACAAGGTGTACCGAGTCTCTTACCCGCGATTCTCCTCGAACTTAAACAGTTTCGCAAAAAGGCGAAGAAGGATATGGCAGCTGCGACGGGGTCCATGAAAGAAGTATACAACGGTAAGCAGTTGGCGTACAAGGTTTCGATGAACTCTGTGTACGGATTTACGGGTGCAGGTAAGGGTATTCTTCCGTGTGTACCGATCGCATCTACGACGACATGTCGTGGTCGTGGTATGATTGAAGAGACGAAGAATTATGTAGAGGCAAACTTTCCAGGGGCGAAGGTACGGTACGGAGATACCGATTCAGTCATGGTAGAGTTTGACGTGGGTGACCGAAAAGGTGAAGAGGCGGTCAGGTACAGCTGGGAAATCGGTGAACGCGCGGCTGAAGAGTGTTCTGCACTCTTCAAAAAGCCAAACAATCTGGAACTCGAAAAGGTCTACTGGCCCTATTTCCTATACTCCAAAAAGCGATACGCCGCGAAACTCTGGACGAAAGGGAAGGATGACCAAATGCATATGGACTACATAGATATCAAGGGTCTCCAGGTTGTTCGTCGGGACAATACACCACATGTTCGAGAAGTGTGTAAAGAACTCCTTGATGTTGTACTCACATCGAGTGATCCAGGTCCACCAAAAGAGCTGGCGAAAGAGCGTGCGATCGAACTCCTGTCTGGAGACATACCGAATGATAAACTCGTACTGAGTCAATCCTTGTCCGATACATACAAGATTAAGGGGGAACCCGTTTCTGTGACGAGCCCCGAGAGTGTAAATATCAACCAGTCACATGTTCAGGTTGTCGTAAAAATGCGTGAACGTAAACCAGGTTCGGAGCCACAGTCGGGTGATCGCGTGCCGTATCTACTCACGAAAACAGATGATCCCAAGGCGAAAGCGTTTGAGAAATCCGAAGATCCGAAGTACGTCGAGGAAAACAATATACCTGTAGACTATTTGTACTATTTCGAGAACAAATTTTTGAATCCGGTGTGCGATCTCCTCGATCCGTTATACGAGAATGTCAAACAGGATATTTTCGGGGAAATTCTCGAGCAGCACAAACCAAAAAAGAAAAAGACTGGACCGGCACTCAGCAGTATGAAAAAGGATCAACTCGTGGAAGAGTGTAAGAAGCATGGTCTCGACGACTCTGGGACGGCTGTGGAATTGCGCGAAAGGATTAAAGGAGCCAGGGCGGGAACGATTGAAGACCTATTTAAAAAATACGAACAAAATACCAGTAAGACATGAGCCGATATGAAAAGATAGACGTTCTCATCGACGAAGAAATCAATCAACGACTCGTCGCGATGATGAATGAATACGTTGACATCATTTCAAAAAAACACGGCATTTCAAAAGATCTTCTTCTTAAGGATATACCCGAGACGTTTTCTGGAACAATCTGCAAGGGGACAAAAACGGACGGAAGGCGGTGTACATTCAGGGGTATTCATAATGGTTATTGTAGGCATCATACGACACAAATAAATCGCCTGAACCATACATCTCTCTCTAGAAATCATAGTCATAACCATAGTCCGGAATTGATGTATGTGAAAGATTGTCCGGGATGTGTATATTCGAACGAGCTTATAGATTTGGGTACTATGATTGGTAATGAGTAAAACTGATATCCTACTAACATCCATAAACACATTTTATAGTACAGAGGAAAACAGATCTAAATTATTAAACATCCTAGATAAATCGAGTGGTATTTCTCTACGAAACCTCGAATGGTTCATAACCAACTATGCGAAGAAGAATCATATTTCATTTACGACACGAGACGGTAAATTGTTTACCGTTCACTGTGCTTACAAATCGAGTCTCGATGGGTACAGTAAAAAGTTGTTTGATCCATTTTGTCGATCAGAAAAGTTTCCATACGTCGTTCCAGGGACATCTCATGAAATTCATACGACGCTCGCGCAGTTGAATTTCATCAAATGGTGTATTAAGAATAATATTATCGAGTACATCAGTAATAACAAGACTAAATTGTTCACTAGGCAGGTGACATGAAACCACGGTCAAATGTAAATGTCTGGTATCCAGTGTAGTACATATTCAAAGAGTACGTGTTTGTGTTTACGTCAACTAACGCACCCCCCAATTTCACTTCTATATTCGTTTTATCTGACTGTATCTGACTAAAATCCAAGTTCCCCGATGGTTCCACATTAATCGGATTCATCGAGAAGCTATACGTATAAATATTTCTAATTGGCCTAGCTAACCTGTTCCTGAACGGTACGAGATATTTGAAATATGCGTGATTTGTATTGGTCACGTTTGGAAGTCTATTACCATTGATATGAAAACTTGCAGACTCCATGATGGGATGGAAAAATGTTTGTTGGTCATCGAAATTTACGTTTGAAGAAAAATTGAATCGGTTCTGGAATAACATACGCTCGTTTAAACTCGATGTACCGATAGCATCATTCGCATTTTCGTAATCGGTATTTCGTAAAAACCAGTGAATACATTTGACTGGAATGTTTGGTACGAGATTGTTTACGATCGTCGACACACCGAGTTCGTTCACCGCCGATGAGTGTCTCTTCACAAGATCTGTCACAAGTGTCTGCTTTTCATTTGCGAGATAATTTCTCTCTTCAGGACTGACGGTAATCTCTTCTGTGATGATGTCGAATACAGGTAGCGACAATGTTCCATTAAAATTTGTAAAAAATGTCTGTGGGTGAAATTCAAACTCAAACTCAATCTTCTGGCGATGGATCGCACACACGGGAAAGTAGGGGCGATTTGGTTTGTTGGATGAATATTCATCACTTGCATACTTTCTGGAAAAAAAGAAGTGGAGAGGGATGACAAGATCGGCACTCGATCGTGCATATTCTTCGTTTCGACTCGATTCGTCGTACCCTATGTTTCTATTTACAAGGAACCTATTCGCCACCTTTTCGGAAATTTCTAGATACAAGTCATCGTAAATAATTCCCCAATCATCATGAATCTTTTCAACTTCAATATCATCCACGAACATCGTGACACTCTTGAGAATGTGTCGCCCCAACTGGTCCGCATAATTTCCATTCGCGATACCGGGTATAGTAATACTTAACCACATGTTACTCAAGAGATCACCCATGTTTGTGGGATTGAATGGCACTTTAATAGTTTGTGCGAATGGCCACCCGGCGATGTTTCCATTGTTGATAACTTTACGAGACCGATGGTATTTTCGAAACTCTGAGTGTCGTTGTGACTCATAATTAAAGAATGATTCGTCTGGGTCTTTGGAAAGGAGGTGCGTATCCTGCTTTCCAATAGCTTTAAGGGAAATTTTAGCAGCCTCGCCCATATCTACTTACTGCTCACATATTTTTAATATCATTCTTCCACATCGTGATATGGCTCGTTTTTAGCATACGCTCCAATTCGACATTTGCCTGTCGCGCTTCATCCATGAGTGCCTTGACGCGCTCTTCCGTGTATTCCACAGTCCTCGTGTTGAGGAGGTAGTCCCACGAACCATCAATTTTCGGGAATGTCGCAGACATCTCCTTCTCGAGTTCAGCCTTCTTCCTTCTGAAGACGACTAACCTCCCCTCAATCACCATAGAGACAAACTTCGACTTGTGTCCACACATCTCAGCCCTCTTTTCAAGGACATCGATGAGGTGCGCCTTTCTCTTCTTATAGTGTTCCAGTCTCAGTTCCACAAAGTCTGCGAGAATCTCTTCAGGGGTTGTGTACCTATGGATACCCTTCGTGGGATGGAAGAGGTGCATATTTGAGACATGGAACGTCTTCCTCATTTTTAAGTCTTTCATCAAGTCTTTCCCTGAGTACCCAAATATTTCAAAGTCGACATCCTCTGTGGTACTATTGTTCGTGTAGTTGGTAATCAACTTCTTCTCCATTAAGGTGTCCAGATACTCCTTGTAATCCTGCGTCCAGCGACCCGGTGGAAGTTCCGTAACCTCGAGTCTGGAACCAGTGTCTCTACAAGTACCCTCAGTTATCCAAAGACCACTCTCATCCTTGTACACCTTACCCTTGAAACCCCTAAACCACGGCTTCATGGGTACAGCCTCTTCACCACTCAGGAATCGCTTGATATTTTCCTTGATGTCGTCCGGGTTGAATGGGGGTACATAGCAACTGAATCCCGTTCCAATCCCTTCCGTCCCGTTTACCAGAACCATGGGAAGGGTGGGCATGTAGAAATCTGGTTCGATCGATCGCCCATCATCATCCAAATAATTGAGGATAGCATCATCCTTGGGGTCAAACAACTTTCTCGCCTCCTTGGTCAACTTCGTGAAGATGTACCTCGTCTGGGACGCATCCTTACCACCCATGAGCCGTGTACCAAACTGACCACAGGGTTCGAGAAGGTTGATGTTGTTCGAACCCGTGTAGTCGTTGGCCAACTTCACAATCGTATCTGCGAGGGAAACCTCGCCGTGGTGATAGGCACTCTTCTCAGCCACATAGGCTGCCAACTGGGCAACCTTCATCTCCGCAGTCAAGTTCTTTTGGAAACATGAGTACATCACCTTACGTTGAGAGGGTTTGAGTCCATCTGCAACATGAGCGATGGAACGTTTGAGGTCTGCAAGACTGAAGTTCACCAAGTCCTTGTGTACAAAGTCAGTGATATCCAACTGTTTCACATCACCATAGGCCACCTCGAGTTGACCAGCCGCCTTGGCAGTACTCTCGAGGAGCCAAGACTTCCGCGCATCAGACTTTTTCTTATCGAAAGCAAGAACGATCGAGTCATCAGTCATCGTATCCATATCAAACTTCACAGTGAGGTCTTGAATCTTCTTGAAATATTCACGAGCTTCGGCACTCGTCGAGGTACCCAAACCCTTGTAGTACTTGATTTTCCACCCCTGTTTCCCTGAACCATACCATGTTCTGAAAGCAGAGTCAGTGTAGAAAGATTTGGTCTCAGAACCCTTTGTAGCTTTGATGATTGGAGTCACCATCGAAACGACGAAGTTCAGTTTCAAAAGACTGGGCCAGAAGTAGTGAATCATGTTGAGGATGAGACCCTTGATATGAGACCCATCGTTATCCGCATCTGTCATAATCATGAGGCGACCGTAGCGAAGTTCCGAAACACTTGTGTACTCCTTTCCTTGTTGAAGTCCCAAAATCTTCTTGAGATCATTGAACTCCTGGTTGGAGGTCAACTGTGCAACTGAAGAGTCCCTCACATTCTTACACTTACCACGGAGGGGGAAGACACCATAGTGGTCTCGACCCACCACCGAGAGACCGGCGACAGCGAGAGTCTTCGCCGAGTCACCCTCAGTCACGATGAGTGTACACTTAGAAGATTGTGCCGTACCAGCCTTGTTTGCATCATCCAACTTGGGGATACCGGTAATTTTGGACTTCCTGGCACCATCAGTCTTCTTGAGTTCTTTCATCTCCTTGAACTTCGAGAGTGCAAGGAGTTCATCAGCGATACCAGTCTTGAGAGCATTCTTGACGAACGTCTTGGGGAGTTCAAACTTTGAACCAAAGTCTGGAGACTTGGAGGTACACTCAGACTTTACCTGGCTGGAAAAGTTGGGGTTCTCGAGGGTTGCCTTTACAAAGATCGTAAAGGCATTCTTCACCTGTTGAGGTTTCAGTTTAATCTTCTTGGCCATATCCTCGATGATTCCATTGGCGACAATGTTCGCCACGTGATCGACGTGCGTACCACCCTTCATGGTACAGAGACCATTCACAAAGGAGATTTGCTCGAGACCATTCTCCGAGGGTCCAATGCAGACTGACCAACGGTCTCCAGACACAGAGGCAACTTCTTGAACACCTTCGTGCATCTTGGCATAGGCTTCAAAGTTTTGTTTAGGGAGGACATCTCCATTGAACTTCACTTTACAGTTTTGGGTCGTACAGATGTTCGCATCCCAAACCCTCTTCTGGAAAATGTTGTAGATGGTATCGTCCATCTTGGACATCCCGAACCTCTTCCATTCGGGTGTGAAAGTGATCGAGACGGAGGACGTGGCACCCGAATGTTTTTTGATTTTTGGTGGGTCACAGACAGTCATGTTCTTTGACCAAGATTGGGTATAGGTCTGCTTCGTCTCATGATCCTTGATGATCACAGAAAACTCAGTAGAGTAGATGTTCGCCAACTTGGCACCGTACCCGTTTCGACCACCCACGATACGCTTTTGGGTATCATCGTAATTGGTACTCGTGAGGAGATGACCAAAGACAAGTTCAGGATTCCAGAGACCCTCCTTCTCGTGCATCTTTACGGAGATCCCACCAAGGGGTCCATTGTTCTCGATGGTCACGGAACCCATTTCCTTATCGATGGCGACGGAGATGGAGTTGACCTGTTTAGGGTGGAGAGAGTTGCGGTCGATGGCATTGACCAGGATTTCATCAAAGATTTTCAAGAGGGCTGGGGAGTACTTGAGGTTCTTCTTGGAGAAGGTAGAACCATCAAGGATCCAGTAGGGTTCTGTACCCAATTCAACTGGACCGACATAGGAGTCAGGTCTCTTGAGAACGTGTTCGATATGGGTGAGTTTTTGGACACTTTCCATATTTTCTTGGATTGATTACAACTCAAAACTCTAACTTAGGTTGAATTTAAAAATAAACATTCATACAAAATATATGCTCACCCTCGCCTCCGTCAAGCCTATCGTCAAACTCGAGAAGCGTATCAATAAGGCTGTCGTCAAATCAGCTGTGAAGGTCATCGACAAGGTTTACAAGGATCGAGATTATGCTCGGTTCTATGTCCTCGAGACGGTCGCCCGTGTCCCCTACTTTTCATTCGTATCTGTTCTACACCTCTACGAAACCCTCGGTGTATGGCGGAAGGCTGACTTTTTGGAGACACACTTTGCTCAGACCATGAACGAGTACCACCACCTTCTCATCATGGAGGATCTGGGTGGTGATGAGCGCTTTGTGGACCGATTCTTCGCACAGCACACAGCATTCGCGTATTACTGGTTGACATGTCTCCTGTATGTGGTTTCACCGAGGATGGCGTACAACCTCTCTGAACAGGTTGAGGAACACGCATATCATACCTACGACGAATTCCTCAAACAGAACGGGACGAGTCTTTCACTCGAACATCCACCAGCTGTAGCTTCAAACTACTACGGCGATGTCAATAACCTATACGACGTTTTTACCCGAGTTAGAGACGATGAAGGTGACCATGTGAAGACGATGCAGGACTGTCAAAACTTTCTCGAGGTAAAGTAAGAAGCGAGATGTATTTCTACTTGCTCATAGCCATCGTGGTTCTCATACTCATCATGCAGAACCGAACGAGGGGTACCAAAAGTTCTATTGAAAAGATGGTGAAACAGGCGGCACAATATGCCATCACGGCTCAACAAGATTCATCGCCAGTATTGTCTGTTCGTCACGCGAACTACGCCGTCGGATTTCTTCACGCCCTCAGTAATATCGCCACGGATACACAGATTCATAATGCTACAGGAATCGATGTGAAAAAGTTTAAGGAACACATCATGAACGTTCAAGAAATGGTCACGAAGAAGACTGTCGATAAGTTCCCAGATTTTGAAGGACATGTCGACATGTACCTCTCCGAAATTGCATGAAAAACCTAAGTGAAGTTTCCCATTTCAAAAACACAAGAAACAAAAATGGAAGTCATCCGTGATACCCTGTGGGAGCGCTGCCTCGCTGATGCGGCTAAGATGTACCGCATCAGCGAACCAGATGAGAAGTGTGTTCAACTCGCAAACGCGACTTGGATTATGAAGAAAAAGTATCTCGAGCATGAGAAGAAGAAAGACTCTAGACAAATTGTCGTGATTGATAAACCACCGGATGTCGTCAACGAACAACGAACAACCAAAAAAATTTGCTGTGCGACGACGATGTCTGGGAAGCCCTGTTCCTTCAAGGCGGTGTGTGGTGACTACTGTAAAAAACACAGCGTAAAGAATGCCATCCTCGGAGCAAAGGTTGACGTGAGTAAAATTAAAATCACCGACTAATAGAAAGATGATGTTGGACCAGGAGAGTCTTAGACCTGTAATAATAGCCATGGCGCTTTACATCACTATCAGTATTCTCGTACCCCGCATAGTTACAAAACCGACTGGTATCCAAGTCGTAGACGATCTAATCATGAAGATTATCGCTGAAAAGGATTCAATGATGAGTGGTACTATCCTCATCGGCCTTATCGTTCTCGCCACCAATTACATTCAAGATGAACTCTTTTAAAACATTCTCCCGCCCCACGAGTTTCTTCGTGTGTTCGTGATCCATCACGCGCACGCGATTCTCATACGCATGTCTCATGTACTCCAAGAGTTGGTCAAAGTTTGGGTCTCCCCAAACCATACCCTTTTTGAAGAGGAAATCATCCTTCTCCAACTCTTGAAGTCCACACTCGATCGTGTAGGGTGTCTTGATATATTCAGATGCCCCACCATACTCTGTGATAATGACTGGTTTATCCCGAAGTGCGGCTTCGACTGCACCCATACCTACACCTTCCGAATGTGAGAAGTTTACGTAACAGTCACAGCGTTCATGAAGTTGATCCATTTCTTCATCATTGAGTAATCCATTAATAACTTCAACTCGAGGGAGTTGAATATGTACGTCGGTCTTGGCGGTGGCCTTTATGACTAGTCGTGTATTGGGTTCATTCAGGCGAATGAACGCCTGAAGAACATCTCGGAACTTTTTACGTGGATCCATGATGTTTCCGATGTGATAGAACGTGTATGGCTTTTCACGGGGCTGTGGGATATGCGCGTGGATGATATAGAATTCGTTATCGGGAAATTGTTTCGACAAGACACGCTTACAAAACGCACTCGGTACAGCTACCCTCTTAAATTCTTTCATGATGAGACCATAATCTTCATGGACCGTTTCAGTTTCACATACGGTCATGCAGGCGAGGTTTTTTACCTGGGTCTTCGCGTATTTAATGTACTCTAGATGATCCCGGATCGGAAGAGAAAATACGAGACCGTGATCACTCTCAGGGAGTTTACTTCCAAACACATAATACTGAGAATCCGGGAGGAATAATTTCACATACTTTTTTGCATGATGACCTATACCTGTATTCAGTGCAGGACCGATCACGATCATTTGATTTAAAGATAATCTTACCTTTATATATACATGATGGATACTCTACGCACAGAGATCGAAGCTGAACTCAAGCGCACTCGTCTCGATAAGACACGTCTTTACAGTCTCCTTCTCAGGATGATTGATGCTAATGGTACCAGTGGTTCGGTCACACCAGGATCCCAGGGCCCCCAGGGTTCTACAGGTGCCCGAGGACCCACCGGCCCAGCTGGCCCTGTTGGTGCAGTCGGCCCCGCTGGCCCCGCTGGCCCCACTGGTCCCGCTGGTCCCGCCGGTCCCCCATGTGACTGTAAGTGTGCGTCTACCAAGACGACCACGACGAAGAAGGCTCCTACCAAGAAGAAGGTCGCGACCGCTTAAATATATATAAAGTTGTATTCCCTATTATAAATACATG